GAAATGAAAATTAATAAAGTTATTAAAGGTTTAAAAAAAGCATCTAAACTTCATGCAGCACAAGCTAAAACTTTAGAGACAGTAAAGAAAGCTGATGGTGGTATGATTGATATGACAAAGATGAAATATGTCTAAACAAGGAACATGTTGGGATGGTTATGTCCAAAAGGGCATGAAGAAAAAAGGAAAGAAAATGGTTCCTAATTGTGTCCCTGCTGGTATGAAAGAAGGTGGTTTAACCAAGTGGTTTAATCAAAAATGGGTCGATATAGGATCTAAGAAAAAAGGTGGAGGATATAAGGAATGTGGAAGAAAATCTGCAAGTGGATCAAAAAGAAAGTATCCAAAGTGCGTCCCTGCTGCCAAAGCAGCAAGCATGACAGACTCTCAGAGGCGGAGTGCCGTTGCAAGGAAACGATCAGCGGGTAACCCTGGTGGAAAGCCCACTAATGTTCCTACCTTTGCAAAGAAACAATGTGGTGGTATAATAAATACAACGAAGTACAAAATTTTATAGGAGAACAAAATGCCAAGATCAGAAGGTTTAAAACCAATAGGTGACTCAGTAAAAAAACTTATTGAAAAACTTAAAAGAGAACGTGAAGAACGTCGAAATAAAGATAAATCTGTTAGAACACAACCTAAACTTCCTGGTATGAAAAAAGGCGGTACTGTTGAAGGATATGAGAGCGGTGGAATTTCAAGAAAAGAAGGTGGAAGACGTAAACCTAAACCTTTTTTAGGATTACCTGGCAAACCGTTACCGAGACCACGACCTGGGCCTGGGAGACCACCACCAAAAAAAAGAAAAGAATCCTCTCCAAAAAAACAAGATCCTAATTATGGTGTTGAGTTTAATAAAGACGGACCAGCTAGACCAGGAAAAGACGTGACAGGGTATATGGTTAAAAAGGGCGGTTTGATCGGTGGTCAGAAAAAACTTGACGCAAATAAAGATGGAAAGATTTCTGGAGATGATTTTAAAATCTTGAAAGCTAAAAATAACAAAATGAAAGGTGGCGGAATCGCTATCAAAGGAACTAACTTTAAAGGAGTATACTAATGGACAATTCAAAAATAAAAATGCATAAGAAAATGGCTATGTCTGGTAAATCACCTGTCGGTAAAATGGGTGGTGGTATGATGAAGCCTACAGGCTACAAAAGTGGTGGAAGAGCGAGAAAACCAGTTACAGTAAAAGAAATTACACCAAAAGGTAGAAAAGGTGTTTTAATTTTTAAAGGTAAAGCTAAAGATTATAAAAACGTTGGCAAAAGTAAATAAGGGATATGTTTAAATGGCTACATCAGGAACTACAGCATTTGATTTATCAATTGATGACATTGTAGAAGAGGCTTATGAAAGATGTGGTCTATCAACTAATTCTGGTTACGATTTAAAAAAAGCTAGAAGAGGATTAAATGTTTTGTTTTCTGAGTGGGGAAACAGAGGCGTTCATCTTTGGAAAGTCGAAAAACAAGTTCAAGCATTAACTGCTGGTACTGCAACTTATACCACTCCTACATCTACTAATGATGTTTTGGAAGCATATATTTCAACAGCATCAGCTCCAGGAACTAATGTTACGGATATTACATTATCTAAAATAGATAGATCTACTTATGCAGCGTTACCTAATAAAGGATCTACAGGACAACCTTCACAGTATTATGTAGATAGACAGACTACACCAACAATTACATTATATTTGACCCCTGATGCATCTACTTACACTCATTTATGTTATTATACATTAAATAGAATTGAAGACGCGGGTGCTTATACAGATAATCCAGATATACCTTTTAGATTTTTACCATGTATGATTTCGGGACTTGCGTTTTATATATCTTTGAAATATGCACCAGAAAGAACACAAGCTTTGAAAATGTATTACGAAGACGAACTAAAAAGAGCTTTGGACGAAGATGGTCAAAGAGCTTCTTTATTTATTTCACCAGCTAACTATTATCCAACGAGGAACTAATGGCACGATTTGCAAGAGGTAAAAATTCATTAGCTATATCTGACCGTTCTGGTCAAGCTTTTCCATATACTGAAATGGTAAAAGAATGGAACGGATCTGTCGTTCATATTTCAGAGTTTGAACCTAAACATCCCCAGCTAACCCCTAAAGTTTATGGTGCTGACCCACAAGGGTTACTGGACGCTAGACCACAAAAACCTGATACTACCGCTAGTTTTACTTTATACATCAATAGCAATCCAACTAACGATCCTTTAATAAATAGTTTTAGTATGATTCCTTCAACAAGTGATAATATATTAGGTACACCACTAACTAGTTTTTCTGCAGATATGTCAATTGGAAATGTTACCGTGGAGATATCATAATGGCAATTACCCATACTAATTTTTTAACACAAGTAAGAAATTATACAGAAGTAGATTCTAATGTATTGACTGACTCGATATTAGATCAATTTATTAGAAATGTTGAACTTGATGTGTCTGGTCAAGTAGATTACGACGATACAAGGAAATATGCTACTTCTTCATTCACCGCCAACAAACGATATCTTGTGACTCCAGCTGATTTTTTAATAATAAGATCTCTTCAAGTATTTGCGACTACATCAAATACTTCAGCAAGAACTTTTATGGAAAAAAGAGATACAAGTTTTATAACTGAATTCAATTCAAGTAGCGCAACAGGACAGCCTAAATATTATGCAAATTGGGACGCTACTACCATTGTAGTTGCTCCAACTCCAGATATTGCTTATGCAACACAATTGAATTATATTGTAACTCCCCCTCATTTTAATAGTTCTACAACTACTTACTTATCAGATTATCAAGAATCAATGTTATTACATGGAGTTTTAGCTGAAGCATTTTCTTTTTTAAAAGGCCCCTTGGATATGTACAATTTATATAAAAACAAGTATACTGAGGAATTAAAAGCTTTTGGTATCCAACAAATGGGTAGAAGAAGAAGAGCAGAATTCGATGATGGCGTGCCTAGAATGAAAGTACCGTCACCATCACCATAAAAAGGAGTTAAAAATGGCAATAACAACAAACGCAATATGTAATTCATTTAAAAAAGAATTACTTGAAGGAAAACACGACTTTACGCAAACTAGTGGAGATCAATTTAAACTAGCACTTTATACTAACTCTGCAGTTTTAGGTAAATCAACAACTTCATTTACTACTGACAACCAAGTAAATGCTTCAGGGCAATATACATCAGGTGGAGGAAAATTAGCAAAATCAGGTCAAAATACATCGGTAGCATCAAGTGTAGCTATTGTAGATTTTCCTAACAGATCATTTACGGGGGTAACACTTACAGCTAGAGGAGCTTTAATTTATAATACTTCAAACTCTAATTCAGCTGTTTGTGTTTTAGATTTTGGTGGAGATAAAACTGCAACTGCAGGAACATTTACAATTCAGTTCCCTGCATTTACAACTTCAGCTGCAATATTAAGATTAACATAAGGAAAGTAAATGGCTCTTGTTGTTAATGATAGAGTAAAAGAAACTAGTGCAACTACTGGTACAGGTACTTTAAACCTTGCTGGAGCGGTACAAGATTTTGAAGGATTTGTTGCAGGTATTGGTAATAGTAATACAACTTACTATGCAATTGTAAATACAGGCACAGGTGAATTTGAAGTTGGTCTTGGAACTGTTACAGACGCAACTCCAGATACTTTATCAAGAGACACAATTATATCATCATCTAATAGTGATGCTGCAGTAAATTTTTCAGCAGGAACCAAAGATGTATTTTGTACTTTACCTGCTTCAAAATCTGTAATTAAAAATGCTAGCGATAATACCAATTTTGCCGATGACGAAAAAATACAATTTGGTGCGGGAACAGATTTAGAAATTTTCCATGATTCATCAAGTGGAGGCACTTCTAATATAATTCAAACACCAAACGTTAGTCATAGTTTGCGATTGAAATCTGATTCAATACTTTTACAAGGAAGAAGTGGAGCTAGCTTAGCATCTTTTAGTAATGCAGGTACAGCAACTTTAGCTTTTAACGGAAATACAAAGCTTTCTACAATTAACACAGGTGTACAAACAACAGGTACTTTAAATGTAAATGGAGCGTACACGCTTCCGACCTCGGATGGATCAGCCGACCAAGTTCTTAAAACTGATGGTAGTGGTTCGGTAACTTTTGGTTCTGTAGGGGGAGCTACTACAGCTTTTGTTATGGCAATGGGAATGGTATTATAAAATTATGGCACAAAGTTTTACAAGACAGTTCA